TGCCGTGCCTTCGTCCGCATACTGGCCAGAATCATCACTTTGCGCTGTGTTGATCGGATCGGCCATGCTGCCAGGGCATGGTATCCAGCGATGGCTCGCACTGAACGCAAATAGCGAATGCTCTTGTGTAGAAAGCGCAATCATGGTGCGCCTCCTAAACGAACGAGGGCGGTTTGCGCTCGGGCAATGTCGCCTTGAATGGCAAGTTCGCAATGGTTCGTTTGAATGTGGTTGAGCAACCCACTGAGCGCTTTCGCCCACCATGGTGGATTGGGTTTGCGCATCGCGAGCCCGGTCTCAGACGAGATCGTCACATCGGGATCCCGAAAAATCAACGCGCACACGAAGATATCAAAAAACAACAGCACTTTAAAAACGTAGCCGTTCATACAAAATCCTCTAGCCCATCTCCCGCGCGTGTTGGCGCCCGGCCAGTGACGGCTTGCATTCACACAACACGCGCGGGCGGGACACGGTTAAGAGTTCATCAGCAGATCTTCGGCCGCCGCCTTGAATTCCGCATACTTCTCCGGCGGCACCCCTGACAAGCTCTTTGCCTTGTACTTGGCAAACAGCTTCATGGCCGCATCGCGCATGTTCGCGTTGAGCAATTCTTGCACGGACGCGGCTACCTCTTCCTTGGTCACTTCGCCGCCCTCGTCAGTTGGCGCATCATCGTCGCCCTCAGGCTCAGGCTCGGGAGCCTTTTTCGGCTTGGCCGCATTGGCCGCCTTGGCCGGCGCTTTGGTGGGCGTCTTGGTTGCTGGTAGCGCTTTGTCCTCCCCAAGGCCGCTAATGAAATCGTGAAACGCTTGCGCGGTGGCAAGCGTTGCCGCTGCATCGCAGCTCGAATGATGGACCAATGCCGCGTGCGCGAGCGCGGCGGCTTTGCTTGCTTCAGACATACAAAACTCCTACAGTGTTATTGAAAGTAAAATGTATCACTTGCTAAGACAACAAATCAACCTCTTCCTCAAAATCCAACGGCTCATCGCCGCGAATGTGTTTCAACACATCTTTTCCAAAAGCGTTTGCCCATTTGTCATGATTTTTGACAATCACCGCACGGTAGCGTTTTTCGCCATCTCGAAACTGTTTAGCTTGACCATTAAAGGGGGGCTTGGCCAGCAATTGACCGATGCGAGTTAATGATGGACGTGCCACACAATGACGATGCAAATATTGCTGAACTTCCAAAGTCATTACCACATCTTTGGCAAAAAACTCCGCGCGCTCCTCCCACAAAATAGTCAACAATTCCAAATCCGGCGCAAGGCTGGCGGCTACCATCTCGCGCTTTGATTCCGTACTCGGCGCTTCGCCGGCTGCATGGAACCCGGTCAAATCGATATGCAAAAAGTAATGCCGCAACACGGCAGCGGCACGCGGCAGCAACAAAAATTCATGGTAGATCCATTGCCGTTCGGCCGCTGTGTATTTGGGGTGTTTGAATTCATAGATTCCCCAGCGCTCATCATAGTTATCGATCGCGGCGGCATCTTCCTCATTGCTCGATGCGGTCACGAAAAAGTGATTGGGCATGGTGTAAGCTCGCCCGCCTTTCGGATGCAGCGGCACTTCGTCATCCGCGATGTAGGCTTTGAGCTTGTTCGCAATGAGTGTGCGCTCCCCGCGCGTTCCGGCCCTAAACTCGGTTAAGTTCACATGCCAGGCATTGGTCAAATAGTCATTGAAATCGCTGTTGAGCAAATCGTAACTGACATCGACCGAAAACTCTGGGCCTACCAAAAGCTTCGGAATATGCTTGACCAAGGTGCTTTTACCGTTGCGCTGAATAGCTGACCAAAGCAGCGGCGCCGTTTTGATTTTGATCGAAGGCCGTTGTACCACATGGCCATAATACTGCTTGAGCCACGTGCGATAGTTGGTATCTTCCAATCGAGCGAACAACCATTCGATTTTTTCAAGCTCCAAGGGTGTGGGTTCGATCGGTTCCGGCAAGCGATTGCGATAGGTATTGGCAAAGGTATCCGCACCCACTTTGAACAGCGCGCCTTCGCCCGGATGAAATCCCAAACCCTCTACGATCGTTTTCGACGTCGATTGCTTAAGTACCTTGACCGGATTCATGCGCGGCCCGCCGCCCGAAGGACGCGGCATCATGGACGTGAATTGATGCTCCAATGCTGAATCCGAACCAATCAACGCATGGCGATGCGTGTCAAAATACTTCTCCGATGCCAGGACGTAGACTACGCGCGCTTCAAGCGCCGCGATGGCGCCTTGCCGAGCTTGGGTCTTCGCCTGACGGGCCGCCTTGACCGCATCCACCGAAGGCGCTTCGATGATCTCAAACTCATCCGCGTCCGCCGGCAGTTCTGCATCCAAAGTCGCCACGACTTTTCCGGGCGGGCTGGAAAAGGATACCCAATGAACCCGGCAGCCGCCCGGAGTGTAGACGTGCACGTCCTTGTTGCCCTGCCGGCGGGTAGCCTTGGCACTCCAGCTATCCCACAGTGCGAGTCCTTCCTCGGCGCCGTGGGTGGCATGATGAAGCTTCATCCCGACTTTGATCCAGCGCTCATAGTCCATGTTGGGATCTAGGTTTTCGATCCAGCCATGGAGCTTTTCGAGCGCCACTGCCATGTCGCCATTGGTTTTGGGTGGCGTCGGATCGACGTCCAAAAGCTCCCGCCAGGCGGCCTTAAGCTTCGCGGGGATCGCCGGCAAGTCGCGCCAGTCCCCGAGCAGCGGCTCGCCATAACGCCATTCGTATGGTTTTCGAGTCGTGGGATGTATAGTCGGCGGTAGGACGTCCTGTACGGAGCGACCTTCCGCCGTCGCGCAGCGCAGCTCCAGGCCGCTGCCCTGCGGCTTTACGGTGCGCAGTGGCCTTGAGAGTCGGTACAGCAGCTTCGCCCGCCCTGGGCGGCCAGAATCGATTCTGACCGCATCCCGCGCGTTCAGCAGGGCATCAAGATCCACCCCGCGCTCGGCCAGCCAGGGGCGCGCCGCGCTGATATCGTCAATGTCAATGGCGCAGGTGCCGCTGTGCGCATGCAGCAATCCCGCCCCATCGATGCCTTGCGCGGTCTCGGCATCGATGGGGCGGGTATTCCAGTCTTCATACGTTGAATGCTTCTTGCCGCGCTCGATGATACAGAGCGCCCATCCTGCCTTGACGTAATCCTCAAACACTCCTGTGTTCGCGTTAGAATTTTTAGTGCGCGGCTAGGCAGCTTTCGCTTTGGTTCGGGGTGAGGTAAGCGGACAGCGGGCACATGCGCCACAGATGTCCCGTTGGTCCAAATGCAATTCCTTGTTGGTGAAGCGCTTGCTCGCGCTCGCCAAACTCTGGGCCAATTGGGCGGATGCAAACCTTCGCCCATAGGCCAAGTGTCCCAATTGCTGCACGGAAGTTTTCGCCGCGCGGGCAAGTGCCTGCTTTTGCTTCGGGCTGGCGATGCGTAGCCACTGGTATAGCGTCTTGTTCAGCGAAGCCATAGGGGTTCCTTTTCTTTTGGGACGGTGACAATACATCTAAAGTAGCAACGGATCAATAATATCGAATTCTTCAGGTTGGGAAGGAAGTGTGTTTATCTTGGCCGCGTGTTCGGACGCGGTGTGTTTTGACAAATGCCAATAGCCGCATACGCAATGGTAAGGATGCTGCTTCCAATTTTTAGCATTCGTTAATGTGTACTCCTGAAGCGCATAACGTCTTTTCTCAGGAGTAGGGCATTTTGGTTCAATGTCTTCCTCTTGGGCTGCGTTCGCTGCGTCCGCGTGTTGTTTGAAATTTCTAATGGCGTTGCGCATGTTGCTCAATTCCACGCTGTTTTCCGGATACTCATACTGTAAAGCTTTGGCGAGAATTTCAATCGCCTCGCGGCTGATAACTTCGTGCCCGCAACAGATGGGACACTTGACGAATTCAATCACGGGTTTGGCCATAACGCCTCACGCGCTTTGCGATATGCCAGGAGCATCTTGGCTTGATGTCCATACTCATCAACGAAAGTGCCGATGTCAATCTGATGGGTAAGCGCAATCAGCAATTGCCGATACCTGTTAGCATCGGCTTGCGCCGTTTTGAATCGCTCCTCCCACCGTTGAGCCTCGGCAGACACTGCATTATATACTGCATCATATACTGCATCAGGAGTGCGCAAAGCTGCCTTACACCGTTTAAGTATCTCTTCTTGCCCTTTGGAAGGTTCGCAATCATTCAGAGCCGCCTCAATCTGCGCAATGCGGGAAACTAAATCAGCCGCCTTTTCGTAGATGGCCGACTCGACGTATTCCAACAATGATTTAACTTCTGAAACTACCTTGGCGGATTCGTTTTCATCCCAGCCCATTACCGAAACACATTCGTGCAGCACACTTTCAATCTGTGTAATGCGGAAAGCTGCCTGTTCGCTCGAATAGATGGTCCAATAGCCTTTCAAAATTTTAAATGTCATGCTCATACGCTACTCCGATTGACGCGCGGGAAACGCCGACGCTCCGCGCGTGCAACGATCGGCGCCTGAGCCTTCGGGCTGGCAGGTAAGGCTGGCAGCGCTAGCTCCAAGTCGCGCAGCATCGCGTGCGCCGCATCGAAAGAGGCGTAGGACATCACGGGCTGTTCGCCCGAATAGATGGTCCAATAGCCGTTCAAAATTTTCAATGTCATGCTCATGTGTTTAGCTCCCAATCTGGTTCACGTAATTCGGGCTCCTGTTCCCAGAGCAGTTTGTGGCAATGGGCACAGTAAACAGTCGATTCCGACTCACCCCAATCAGAACCGTAGTAAGCGGCTACCGCCCACTCCTTAGGATCTCCGTCGCGCGTCGCGCGGAAGACTTGCCGGTAATTCTCGCGCAGGCAGGATACACACAGGTAATCCCCGTTGCTCATGATGGCAACCCACGTATAGCCAGGGTGAAATTCGCCTCTGCACAGTGCGCGCAAGAGTTCGATTGAATCGATGTTGCTCATGTCTTGCTTCTCATTCGTTTTCAAAAAATGGCGGGCCAAGGGCGCCCGCCGAGGATGGCGCTTGCGTAGTAGGACGAGCTACGCGGCCAGTTTCAGAACCTTGCCGGCTTCACGCTCCAAGATCACCCGTTGGTCGACGTGCTGGATCTCGCGAGCGTAGGCCGTAATGCCCGTGGATACGTCCCACAGGGTCTCTATCGGCCGCTGCTCGTCCGCCATGTGCGCAGCCTTGATGGCCGAAGTTTGGCTGCGGGAGAAGCGCGCATTCAAGAATTCGTCCACATTCTCAACGCGCTTCGCCTGCGCGCTCTTGAGCATATCCACCATGCCCGTGGTCGATGAATTCGCCATGGCCAGGATTGCCGGCTTCGCCTGTTCGAGATACCGATCGGGCGCGCCCGAAGTATGACGGATGCGCAGCTCCTGAAACTGCTCAACCCCCCAGATGATATGGTTGCCGCACATGTAGTCGAAGAGGAACTGTCCAAGGATAAACGTGCCGGCGCCTACCTCCGAATTCGACACGAAGAAGCCGCGCGCAAGCGAACCCGTTTTGCCATTGCGGCGATTGGGCAATTCGATGCGGTTTACCTCGTCAGCCAGGAATACCCACATGTCCCGGTCAGAGGCGTACAGAGTGGTCGATTGTTTGGTGATCGGCGCATTCAAATTACCAAATTCACTTGGCACCCTGAACTTGCCGGTCACCCCATCGCCAAATTGGTTGACGAGCGCTTGTGTGATGGTCGCATTCCAGATTCGACCATAGTTAGGTCCGGTCACGGCGCGCGCCGTGGCAGGGACAAAGGCGTCGAGCTTGGTCAGCAGAACGCCGCACTCCGCGACGTCGCGCGAATGGTGTAAACCATAATTGATGCAGTCGGCCGCCAAAGGCGTCGGCAGTTCGCGCAGGTAGCCGGCTGGCGCGCCAGCCCGAGCGGCTAACTGGCCAAAACTCCAATGCGTGACGTTGACCGGAGCGCCATTCGGCCCGGTGAGCATAAGCGCTTCGTTGTCGCCATCGACAGGGTGCGCCGTGAGCGCGCGGGAGGATACGATCTTGGCGGCGCTCCGGGCACGCATCGTCTGTACGTGCTCATTTAATTCGATGAGTGAGAGGAATCGCTCATCGTCGGGACGGTTGAGCCATTGCTTGTTCGCTTGCATGAGTGTGGTCATTCGAGTCTCCAATGTTACTTTGTGCGGCTATCCGCGTTGCCAGACTTCGGGCCGGCTTCCGTTGATGCTGACTGCATCCCGTAGCATTCGCTATCGGTCGAAGCAAATGCTACAGGCTGCATTCTGCGGCTGTCAATACCCGCGCGTTTTCATGTCGTTTCCTCAAAGTGAGACAGCCGAGTGAGATAGGCGGATAGCTCAGGCTCATTTATCGCCAGGGTGCGCGAATCCCATCCGAACGTTCCGCCACCGTCATACGCGCGCTTGTAGGCTTTCAGTAAGCGACGGTACTGTAAATCAGTTCAAAGTCTTTCTTGGTCATGGTCACTAAACTCCTAGGTTATGAGACAAAATGAGATATCGAGTCGTTATCCTCTCATGGGCTAAAAACGCTGTCAAGCAAAATTTCTTACTTTGTCTCAATACTGTGAACCAATTCACAGTAACAGCGGGTCCTTGAACTTTCGACGGTTGGCCAAGGGCTGGGCCGGGTTCGAGGTGTCTGCCGCTGGCGACGGCTCGGCGCCTGGTAGCGCGTCAGCCGGGCTGCCGCTGCGGTCCGCTGCATCCAATGCCCGGAGGGTGCGGTATAGGGTCGCTCGGCTGCCTGGGAAGGTAAACAGAACGTCATTCGGATGCACCCCTGCCAGGATAGCGGCCCGCGCCTTGCGCCCGGCTGCCAAGAGCTGAGCGCGTTTAAATTCACGTCGATAACTCATGATAGTTTCCTTAAGAAAAATTAATGTGAGAAGAAATGGACAGTGTAAATCAAGGGTTGTCACTGTGTCAATTTGTCTCTGTCACGGCTGTCATTACCTAACCCCCCTGTCACGGCACATTTCAACTGCACGGCTAAAGCCCTGGTTTAAAAGCATGATTACCTTTTTTTTTAGTGACAAGAATAGACAGTAGTGACAGTCAATACAAATAGCTGAAATCTCAATAAAAATTTTTTGTCACGGGTTAGTCTCAAAATCATTTGTCACGGCACGTCGTCCGTGACAAATCGCCATTTTTGGCGTCTAGCGCCGTAGCTTTTGCTAATGTCAAAACATCTCAAGATTTATTGAGATATCTTGCTTTCCAACATAGCGTTTGCTAACAAAACTCCGGCGATAAATGGTTGACAAGCCTATCCCATCTGTGCTAGGGCTTAATTTACCATAATGCACCACATTCCAGGCATCGCTCAGCCGGCGACCCGGCGCCGAAGGCGTGAAATCGCTTGACAACCGATCGGCCGCCTGTTAAAGGAGGGTCGCGTGAAGGCGGCCGATTTGAAAGAGGGGGTGGGAGCCCCTTTTGAGGGACCCGTCAGGGGCTGGTGGAACGAAGCGGGCGTAGCTTACACTCGCCTACATCTGGTAATGTAAATGAGTATCAATATGTCTCACTTACATCTGGTAATGTAGATGGGTATCAATATGTCTCGCCTACATCTGGTAATGTAAATGAGTATCAATATGTCTCACTTACATCTGGTAATGTAAATGAGTATCAATATGTCTCAATCAATCAAATCCCCCGACACACGCGCTCGTGAGCTAGCGTCAAAAGCCATTGAGACATTGGAGGACGTCATGGAAAATGCGATCAAAGATTCGGATCGCATCAAAGCCGCTGAGACGATTTTGGATCGCGGGTATGGAAAAGCCGCTCAGGCAGTCATCTCAATCCCGGCCGACAAACAGAACGCCGCGTTACTGGCCAATCTCTCTGATGAGCAGTTGGTCGCAATCATTGAACAAAAGAAGCTGCCATCGCTCGCACCCTCTCAGCCGCTCATCACCGTTCCGGCATCCGCGCCCGCGCCCGCGCCCACATCCACACCCAGACCTTCCAAGACTCTCACCATTCCGCCCAACTCCATTTCAGTGCATGGTCCTGTAGACTCTTTTGGTGATGAGCCAGAAACTCCCATCAACATAGAAATCGACCCATTGCTACTGTAAGCCCTGAATGGGCGGCCAAGGAATATCTGCGCCGCCAGCGCGCTCGGACGTCTTTGGTGGAGTACTCCCAATCCATTGACATCCCTGGTGTGCCGCTCTTGGATGATCCGGCCGCTCGCATTCTTGATGAAGAAGATCCGGTTACTAAAAGGCTCGTCAACCGCTTCGAGGACAAGCCGATCGCCTATGCGCCTGTAGAACTGCGTGTCGCCAAGCATCACATGCTTATGATGCAGGCTATACAAAAATGTATCGAAACGCCTCGGGGACGGCAAATCATTCTTGCCCCGCCAGGTTCGGCCAAATCGACGTATGCGTCCGTGGTGGGCGCTTCTTGGGCCATGGGTCGAAAGCCCAACGTCCAAGTCATCATCGGTTCCTATGCCACCAGGATCGCCGCCAAGCAGAGTCGCAAGGTGCGCGCCGTGGTGCGCCAGCCAGGCTACAGCTCGTTATGGCCCAACCGTCCGCTATTGTCGGATGATCAGCGCGCGATTGATGATTGGAGCCTATCAAACGGTAGCTCATTGATGGCGGCCGGCATGCTGGCAGGCATCACCGGCAATCGATGCGATCTTCTCATCTTGGATGACCCGGTGGCCAATCGTGAAGAAGCGGATTCCGTCACGGTGCGCGAGAAGATCTATGCCGAGTACATCGACACGGCGATGACGCGCGCAAAACCCTGGATGTCGGTGATTCTGATCATGTGTATGACCGGCGACACCAAAGTCACCATGGCTGACGGCTCAACGAAACAACTTCGCCACATATGTAAAGGTGACACCATAGCCACTTACGACAATGGCACACTAGCAACCGCTAAGGTTCTTAACTGGAAGAACCAAGGTGCTGATGAAGTGTTTGAATTACGAACGGCCGATGGAGCCGTCACGAAGGCCAACGCACGGCACCCGTTTTTAGTTGAACGCAATGGGGTGAGACAGTGGATTCGGCTAAAGTACATAAGAACAAACGATATTATGGTGCGGCTGCAAACTGCATTGAATGCAACAAACCCGCGCGATGTCGAAACCGTTGCCAGTCCCATTACATGCGCTGGCGGCGCGATACCCTTGGAGAATTTCCATCCAACAACCCGGCAGCGCATCGCGCGGCCCGGATCAAACATCGGTACGGCATTACGCAACAAGATTACGAAACTTTGTTCGAAGTTCAAAAAGGTTGTTGCGCGGTGTGCGGCTTTCCTCCGACCACCAACGTTCGCGCTCATTGGGGTGGAAAATTGTGCATCGATCACGACCACGCTACAGGCAAAGTCAGGGGGTTGTTGTGCAACGACTGCAACCTCATGGTGGGGTACGGAAAGACCGCAGCAGTTCTCACAGCCGGTGCCCGCTACCTCGCACTTCACCACCAGCCGTGTGGTGTCCGTGACCCCTTGCTCGATTGAGGATGTGTTCGATATTCAAGTAGAACGCACGGAAAATTTCATAGCGGACGGATTTATCAGCCACAATACTCGCTGGCACGAGGAAGATTTGGTGGGTATGATCTTGCCCGAGAATTACGAAGGCGAAAGCGGGCTCATCAAATGTCGCGATGGTCAGACTTGGAACGTGCTGTGTATCCCCGCCGAGGCGGAGCGCGAAGATGATGTCCTTGGACGCAAGCCGGGTGAATTTTTGTGGCCTGAGTTTTGGCCTCGCGAACACTGGTCCACATGGCGCGACAACCCCCGGGCCGCGCGAACCTGGGCCGCGCTCTACCAACAGCGTCCTGCTCCCTGGTCTGGCATACATTTCAATCGGGAGCAATTTTTATACTATAATGGAGACCTACCCCGTTCCGATTAGTAGCAAGCGCTAATATGGCTTTCAAAGATCCAGTAAAAAAGAAAGCGTATCTAAAGGGATACCACAAAAAGAATGGGGATAAGATCCGTGCTAGGTCCCGTGCGTACTATGCTGCCAACAAAAAGAAGGTTGGCGAATATCAGAAAACGTACAAAGCACGGCACCCTGAAGGGGCCAAAGGGTATTACCGCGATAAGGTGGTTCCACGACTGTACAAGCCAACTCGCAAGTGCCCGCCGAATTGCGAAGCGTGCGGCGTACCATTTGCTAGCACTAAGAAGGGATCACAGTGCGACCACGATCATGCTACTAATCTTTTTCGTGGATGGCTTTGCACCAACTGTAATGTAGCGCTCGGCTATGCCAAAGACTCCCGCGTCATACTGCAAAAGCTAATTGACTATCTTGATAACTGTGAGTTATTAGCTTGAGCTACATCCCACAATCGACCGCTTATCTTCTTCCCTACGAAGACAAAGCGCTTCCTAAATCCTTGCGCTATTACATCGCTTCCGACTACGCCACCATGGCGTTGGAGCAAGGCAAGCGAGAGCCCGACTACACCGAACATGGTGTGTGGGGCATGGATCGGCGCGGTGATCTTTGGGCGGTTGACTGGTGGTACAAACAGTGCGAGACGGATGAAGGCATTTCCGCATTCATCAAACTGCTTGGGCTCTACAAACCCTTGCGCGCATGGAATGAAGGCGGCCTCATCGACAAGGCCATTGGTCCTGCGATCCGCGATCAAATGCGAAGAAACCAGCGATTCACCGTGGTGGAATCCCTGACCTCGATCCAGGACAAGAGCATGAAGCTGCAAGCCTTTCATTCGCGCGTCACGGCGCGCACGGTGCACTTTCCGCTGCGTCGCAAATGGACCGATCACGTGATTGATCAGCTCTGTAAATTTCCCGGCGGCAAGCACGATGATGCGTGCGACGTGTGCGGCCTAATTGGGCGCGGAATTGACATGATGGTGGACGCGCGACTACCCTCTGTCGAACGTAAACCCTTGCTGGTGCCGTTTACGGAGGCTTGGCTCACCTATAACGATGGGCAAGACAAGCCGAAAGTTCGGTTTTTCTAAGGAGATCGTGATCATGGTAGAGACTACGACTGGCACGTCCGTGCCGATTCCGGCTGTGCCCATTTCAAACGCATCCTCCCTCAATTCCGCATCCCCCGCCACTGCCAACCCCGCATCGCAGGCCGCATCCCCCAAAGTCATCAACGATATCGATGCTTACCTGAATGCCCATGCGGATGGGCTCAAAGCGCGGGCAACCACGGTGAAAACCGTGGTGTCGAACGATGAGTCAAAAGTGGCGAGCTTCGTCAAGGCGAACTACACGAAGCTCATCGCGGCGGCGATCGGTTTTTTGTTGGGCTATCTATGGAGGGCGCTGTAATGGCACAAGTCAATTCTACCCCAGGGCAGAATCAAACGGCGGCAAATGTCACCGTGGCGGCTTCGGAAACCCACGTGGGAGCCCCGGCGATCGTGGTTGCAAAAGCGACCGTGGTTCCCTACGCGCAGAACGAGCCCGGAGCTTTGAAGAATCCCATTCGGAGCTGACGCGCGTGTCTTCGCCGGGGGTGCCAGCTACAACCAATACCGTGGTTGCAAGCTCTGCTACGCCGATCATGGCGGGCAAGGTGGCGCTCACGACGGAAACGAATGTGTGGTCTTCCGTACTGACCGAACGTGCGGTGATCGCGCCCACATCGAGTTCCACTCCGATCGTACTTCCCGGCCAAATCGGCCTTTTTCCTTGAAAGGACACTTATGACTGAATCACTGATCGGACGTCGCGTGTTGGTGCATCGAGAATTTCTCGATGATGACAATCAACCGGAAGCTGGCATCGTTCTTTACGTGCACACGGATGGGGCTGTCAACGTGGAAGGTTTTTCCGCGCTCGGCCATCCGTTCACGTTGTACAGTTGCCCGTTGGTGGACAACAATATGCCCGTGCCTAAAGGCATCGATTATGCCACGTGGCCCGATCGACCCGAGAATCCTGCATGAAGCATTCACGTCCCGGGTTTGCCACTCGTTATTCGGATCGCGCACCCTCGAAATTGAACGCTGACATGGTGCCAGCGCTGCATCGCAAGCATGTCGAAGCGATGATAAGCCCCTTGGATCTCGATACGCGCGGCGCGCAGGCAGCAGCGGCAAACCCAACGCAGCCAACACCGCCGATTCATTCCGATCTGCCCATGGCATCGGACATCGCGCGCATGGCGCAGCAGTTTCCGCCGCCGGATATCCTGGTCAACCCCAACCCCACCGAACCGCCCAAAGTGTTGGAGCCAGGGAAATAGCTTATGGTATCGACATCTGGCGCATCGGGCGGACTACAGGGCGGCACCGCCGGCATTTTGAGCGATCCGCGCCAAGGGGATGAAGGCAAGGATGATGGTGTAGACTCGGACGAACGGCCCTCACAGGAGGATGAAGAACAAGAAGAATTACTCGTCCAAAAACGTTGGAAGGAGTACGACGATGCGCGCAAATTTGATGAGAATTTTCGCAAACAGGTGGCTATTGATCGTCGTTACGCCGCCGGCACTTCTGATCTATCTTGGGCTGTTACGACCAATCTCATTGGCGCGTTTATCGATATTCTTGTGGCTCTCCTGTATGCCCGCAATCCTGATGTATCGGTGCGAAAAGCTCCGCAGGTAGACGAATCCGACACCTACCAAATGCAAGTATTCGCCCGCACGCTGGAGATCGTCATTTCCAGCTTGTGGGCCAAAAGCACTCTTAAGAAAGTCGCTCGTAAGACGGTGCGCTCGGTGCTATCGAATGGTGAAGGCTGGTTCAAAGCCACCATGGTATCGGAAAAGCGCCCGCAGCCGGAGGTGGAAACTGCACTCAATGATGCGCGCGAGACGCACGCACGCATCGTTGCGCAGCAAAAGCTTTTGGAAGATCCGGGCGATCGCGATCCCGAGACGCTTGAAGCGGAGCGCGCGGAAAAAGAGGCGTTGATCGAAGAATTGCAAGAAAAGCTTGAAGTGGCGGTCAGCCATATATTCGTCGTGGATCAGGTGGAAACTGAAAATATTCAAGTGTCAACGGATATCAACTCGATCGACATGTATTGCGATGCGGATTGGATCGGCAACGAACTGTTTTTCACCAAAGATGATGCGCTGGCGCGATTTCCGAGGCTTACGACCGAGGATATCAAAAGCGCCAAGGTGTACTACCAGCGAGCGCCCAAGGAGCTGACCACGCGCGAAACGGACAACATCCTGCCTCAAGGCACGATGACAGCCGAGAGCGCGCAGGCGTTCACCACGCAATCAAGTTCCGCCGAATCGCCCGCATTTTTGCGTTGTGTGGAAATTTGGGATCGTCGCGACAAGCAGATTCGCACAATCATTGATGGAGTGAAAAAATGGGCCAAAGAACCCTACGCACCTCCTTATCCGACAAGCAGATTCTATCCGTATTTCTACGTCGCCTTCTACGAAGTGGATGGTCAGCGTCATGCGCAGAGTCTATCTTGGAGGCTCTACAAGCTACAGGACGAATACAGCAGTACGCGAAGCAATTTTCGATTGACCCGCGAACGCTCGATTCCTGGCATCTTGTTCAACGCGACGATGCTCGACGAAGTGGAAGCGAAGAAGCTGGTCGAATCCAAATCGCAGGAGTACACAGCGCTTCGGCCGAGTAACCCGGAGATCCCGCTCGCCAACTTGTTTGCGCCCAAGCCCGTGCAAGGCATCGACATCCGCCTCTACGATCCCACGTACATCCTAAACGACATGGAACGCATGTCGGGCGTGCAGGAAGCCTTGAGCGCGGCGATCAATGGACCGGGCAACCCGAAGACCGCCACGGAGGCGAACATCCAGCAGTCGGGCACACAGGCCCGTACAACGGCCAATCGCGACAACATCGAGTATGCGCTCACCGATTTGGCGCAGGCCACGGCGCAGCAGGCGTTGCAATGTTTGGAGACGCGCAACGTGCAACGTCTTGCGGGCAAGAAAGCCTTTTGGCCGCACGGCATGGACATTGAGGATTTGTTCACGATGGTGGAAGTGACCATCGAGGCGGGTTCGACTGGCAAACCGCGCCAGGCCACCGACATGCAAGCCTGGAGTACCATTCTGCCGTTGATTCAAAACTCTTTGAAGGAGATCGAACAAGCCTTTGCCATGGGCAACAAACCCATGGCCAATGCATTGATCGAACTGGTCAAGGAAACCATGCTGCGATTGGGCGATGAGAGCGACGTCGAGCGCTTCATCCCGCGCCAGCCGCCGCCAGGCTCCCCGGGAGCCGGCGATGCGCCGCCGCAGCCGGTCATGCCGAATGTGAGTGTGAGCATCAAGGGCGAGATCGACCCGCAAACCTCCGCGCAAATCATTGCGCCCGTGGTTCGCAAGGACGCCGCCGCGATGCCACCCCAGCAAGTTCAACCGTCCGGCGCCGGCGCCGGCGGTCCGCCGCCAACTCCCTCGGCAGCCGGCGCCCCACCGGGCGGTTGATCTATTTTTGCTTTTAAGGATCGTGTATGGCTGAAAAAACCGTAATGGAAGAGATGGACGAAGCGTTAGGGCCGGTGGTCGATGAGCCCACGCCTGATGCTGAAACGCAAGGTGCCGAAGGTGAAACGGAAGGGCTCGATACCGAAACGGAAGGCACCGAGGGCGAGACGGAAGGTGCCGAAGGCGAGACGGAAGACACGGAAAGTGAAACCGAAGAACGCGGTCCCAATGGTGAGCGTGAACGCAATCCCGATGGCACCTGGAAAGCCAAGGAACAGCTCAAGCTCGATGCGGACGGCAAGCCGATCAAGGAGGTCAAGAAAGCTGATCCACTGAATGATCCGATTCCTAAGGAACTGAAGAAAGAAACCCAAGAGCGCATCCGCACCCTGATCGATACGACGAAAACGGTTACGGCCGAACGCGATGCGATCCGAAAAGATTTCGATTATTTGGTCACAGGCGTGCAGGCCACGGGCGCAACTCCCGCGCAGTATGGCGAAACACTCAATTGGCTGGCATTATTCAACAGCCGCGATCCGGCGCAACAGGAGAAGGCCCTTGAGTTGGTGGAATCGGTGGCGGATCGCTTGGCGACGCTATTGGGTAAAGAGCGCTCCGTGGGAGACCCTTTGGCCGCACACGCGGATCTTAGAGATGCGGTCACCAAAGGGCAAATTACTGCGCAGTACGCGAAAGAAATTGCGCGCACTCGCAATGGGCAGCAATTTCGCTCGCAGCTCACATCTTCAGCAACGCAAGAACAACAACAGCAACAGGCCCGCGAGCAAGAGCTAACGCAGGCCCGTTCAGATTTGACTGCGCTCGGCAACACCTTGAAGGCGAGCGACCCGGATTACGAAGCCAAAAAGGCCATTCTGGTCCCGGCGCTCAAACCCGTGTTCGCGGTCATTCCTCCTTCGCAGTGGGCCGCCAAATTTCAGGAAGCTTACAAGGCGGTCAAAGTTTCGGCGCCGGCCAAGCCGCGCAGCGTGCCGGCGAATCAGCCGCTGCGCGCCAAGCAGCCGGCCGGAGGCGCAACCAAAGCTCCCTCCAGCATGCTCGAAGCGATCAGTGGCGCTCTTTCAGGAATGCGAAAATGAACTACAGCAAAGTACTCGTGACGACTCCCATTCGCGGCAATCAAACCTTGACGCTCTATACGGCCGGGCTCTTGCAATCCGGCGGTTTGCACGGCGGCTGGCTGCCGCTCGCGGGCCAGTCGGACATTTATGTCGCGCGCAACGTGCTGGCGAACGAGTTT